AAGTTCTTTTCTTTGAGAGCAGGAATCAAATCATTTGTATTGAGTTCTTGTATCTGAGCCAGGATACCTGTATCAATCGTACCACCGATTGAATACCTCTGTATTTCATTTAGAGTCCTGCGAAAGTCAGGAAAGTATTTTGTGACAACCTCAGCAATAATCTTCTTATCTTCAACTGTGATGCCCTCTTGTTCACAGATTCCCATGATGCGATTCATCATGCCTGCTGCGAGTGTAGGCAACTCTTTTTTGCCTATCTTGAAGTCAATAACAGTTGTCCGACTATGCAAAGGTGGGATCAGACGATTTTTGAAGTTACAGGTCATTACAAATGAACATGTTTGGGCAAACTGTTCAATAAATGCTCGAAGTGCTGCCTGCGCATCAGGTGTAAGATAATCTGCTTCATCAAGGATTAGGCACTTGCGATCATCTGTCATTGAGACAGTTGAACAAAAACCCATCATCTTGGTTCTCAGAGTATCAATGCCCCTTTCTTCTGAGCAGTTGATGAACATGACGTCATACCCAAGTTCATTGCATAATGCTTTTGCCACAGTAGTCTTACCAACACCTGCTGAACCAGTCAGCAAAAGGTTTGGCATGACTCCCTGTTGCACAAACTTGCTGAACACACTTTTCATGTGATCAGGAAGTATACAGTCCTGTATAGTTTGTGGTCGATATTTCTCGACAAATAGTATATTTTTATCCATTAAGACCCAAATGTTGAAGATGCTTCAGTTGCGATGAAATACTTATATTTATCTGACCCTGAGATAAAACTACCAACACCCTTGGATGAGATAGCAACATTGTAGTCAGTTGTGATAAGTTTCAATGCTTCAACCTTGTACACCATCGAACATTTGACTGTGGAGTTTGTACCCAAAGGTACTTCCATAACTGATGAGGATGTATTGTTAACATCCATGACACATGCAACAAACTCAGCACCCTCTTCACCCTTGAAGACAACCTCAGGTAAACTCAGAGTAGCACTTGCTTTGCGAATGCGTTCAAGGTTTTCTGAGGACATTACAAAGTTGACCTCAGCATCAGGGAAGTTGATGTCCTTCTCAGGTGGCTTAACAACCAGTGACTCATCTGCACAAGTATAGTTGATTGTAGTGCCTGAGAATTTCATTTTGACTAACTTCTCTTCAAACTCAAGATCAGCACGATCAAACATCTGCATAGCACCAATGAACTGATTGAGATTATAGATCGCAAACCTACGTGGAATGGTCTCTTCAATCACAGTCTCAGCCAAGATTGATTTGTTTTTTGCGACTGTTCGCAGTCGGTTACCTTCTTCAAACACAATCGACTCATTGATGGTCGAATAGTTCTTCAGGACGTTGATTGTATTATCACTTAATTTCATTGCCATCCTTTATTGTTTTAAAAGCATAGTGGTACAGGAGTACCATATAATGCATTGCCTTCATGAGATCCTTGGAGTTTTTGCCATCTTTTTTACCGAATCGAATCAGGTATTTGATCGCAGCACCTCGACAAAACTCTTCAGCAATGCTAATAGAATCAAAGACATCCTGAATTTGAATGTCTCTTTTAACGTCAACATAGTGTTGACCATACGTGGACTCGATATAATCTTCGAGTTCCTGCAGTATTTGTGGTTCATTGTATTTGAATTTTACAGGACCAGAATCCTGCACTTTACTTTTCTTTTTCCCAATCATTTTTTACCCTTTTTCTTAGGTGGGGGAGGTGGAGCACCTTTGTTCTCAGTTGCTGCTTTTTCCATGTCTGCCTTCATCTGATCCTTTTTCCACTGTGGTGTTGGAGTCAGTGAGAACAACTCTTCATCTTTAACTTCATCTGCTTTGACAGGAGTTACTGCTGCTGGTGCGCCAGGAAACTGTGCTTTGCCAGAGGGATCAGGTTGATTTGTAGGCAGTTTGCCATGCTTCTTCAGATACATTTGACGACCTTGAATCTCAGCAATCGCACCCATGTGACCCTCAAATATGTATGAGCCAATATGACGCAACTGAATCCAAGGACAGAACCAAATCTTGATACCAATCTTGCGAGCCATCTGACAGAACAAATAGTCTTCAGACAAATACCGATCAGTATTGTTGGTAGCATTCTCAGGCAACCACTCTTGGTTGTCAATGATTGTGTCAAAGTATGCATGGATCATACGTGAGCCATCAAAGTGTTCTGATCGATTGTGATCAGGTCTGTACTGAAACTTGGGCCATGTCTCCTTGAACTCATCAAACACTGAGCGATGGATCAACAGGAAACCTGTACCTGCTTCCATGACTGGAACTGGTTCAGACAGTTTGATCTCATTGCCCTCTTCAGTCGAAGGATTGAATACGAAATCACCAGTGAACCTTTTGAGGATATCAGGATTGCCTTGGTTGTCATCAACTACACCCATCTTGGTCGCAGCATGAACCTGTTCCCAAGCAATCGTCTTTTTGGTATAAGGGGCACCAACAATGCGTTTGTCATCTTTACCTGGACCTGCTAGAGCCAACATGGCCATAGCATCACGTGGATCAAAATGAATATCAGCATCAATAAAAAGAAGGTACTCAAGAGGTTTTCCATTATTATCCTCTGCTCGGAGAAACTCATCGACCAAATAATTTCTTGCCCTTGTGATCAAGGACTCATTGAAGATATAATAATATCTGTGAGGTACATTGTTCATGCCAAGCAACATAGCCAGGTCAATACAAGACTTGGCATACATACCATGACATTGTCCTCCATACATTGGTGTCGCAATCATCAGTGATTTGCCACCCAACGTAGTTTGATCTATTTTTATTTCCATTCAAAACCTTTCATAATTAACAATAATATATTATACCTTTTTTATTTCTGTTTGTCAAGTTGTTTTTCTTGTAACAACTCATTTGCCCTTTTTTCTTCACGTTGGGCATATTTCATAGCATCATCCCAACCACGTTTATATTCTTGTTCCAGGTGTTCTTCAATCTGGGATCCAAGTCCCTTGACGATGCTTTTGCGTATGTTCATAATCTACCTTTGGAGGATGGGCACGCATCCAACACGTGCCCTGTCGATCGACAATGTATTTAGAGGATTATATTACGTCATCAGTCGGGGAGACTGCTTCCTCAGGATTCTGCTCCAACCCTGCATCAATCTTCTCATAGAGGTCGATGAAGGACTGACGGGTGATCTCATCAAAACGATTGATGCAAAGTTCGATTGCCTTGCGTTTATCGTTGAAGATTGAGAATGCTTTGACGATGTGAATCAATCGTCGTGTTGCGATCATCTCATCAATCGCACCTTCATTAAAGGTAGCACGGGTGATGGATGCCCAGTCGACCAGTTTCGCAGCAAAGTCCTCATCAACCTTGCCAAGTGCCGTCATGTTGTTGACGACCATTTTGATCTCCATAGTCCGATTGGCATATGGTTGCTCAAAGGTTACCGGAAAGCGATCGAGGAATGCCTCATTGTGGATGTTGGTACCAATGTACCGACCATCTTCACTGCCCTTACCCTTGGTGTTGGCAGTTGCTACGATGTTGAATCCATTCTTAGGATATACGTAGGTGTTGAGTTTTTTGATGAACAATGGCTTGCCCTCAAGCACTGCTTGGAGTGACATGATTTTGGAACTGGCCAGGTCATACTCATCAAGGAGTAAAACTGCACCACGTTTCATTGCAGTTGGTACTGGTCCATCCTGCCAGACAGTCTTACCATCAACCAGGATGTAGTGACCAAGAAGATCATCCTCATCAGTCTCAACTGTGAAGTTGACCCTGACACATTCTTTGTTGAGTCGGGCACAACCCTGCTCAACACCGAAGGTCTTACCATTACCGGAGTGTCCTGTTATTACCATTGGGTAAAACATATTGGATTTCAGGACTGAGTAGATGTCTCTATAGTTGCCCCATGGGACAAAGGTCTCATCTTTGGGTGGTACCAGATTGTCACCAGCAACATCAAATACCTCAGTTGTTGCTTTGACTGTTGACGTAGTATTGGCTGAAGAGTCAGTTTTTGTCTCAGCCATCAACAGGTTTTCTGAGTTGGCAAAACACCACTTACCATAACCTGCTTTGAACTCATCGAGGTCAGACCATGACTTTGGTTTCATACCAAGTTCATGGGATACCTCAGTTAGTTCTGCTCCACCAATGGTTCGGTCCTGTACCTTACCCTTCATGGCTGTTGCGAATACTGCTGTCTCAACTGTTCTGCGTGCTGGTCTAGTTCCCATAAGATCCTCTTATTTGGGGTTATCAATTTCTCATTTTCAACTTAATATAAGTATAGATGATTTCTTCGAAAATGTCAAGCGAAAAGTTCCAATTTCACAATCTTTTTTCAGCAACCATCTCAACAAACTGCCCAAGCATAAACCTTTGCTTGAGTCTGTCACGATTCATTCTCTTGAATGCAGTACCAAGTTTTGAGCGACTGTAATCAG